AAAATTTCATCTTTATTCTCTTTCAAATCAGATGATGGGATTGAAGTAAAAATCGTATCGTATCTTTGACCAACATAATTTTGTGTAAGTTCTAATGTATAATGTAATACATTTTTTCCGGCTTTTACCGCCGTAGCACCTAATGCAGATAAAACCCAAGTCTTTCCAATCCCAGATGGTGCAACAATAACTCCTAATTCACCAGGCCCTAATCCACCATCCATTAAATCATCAATCACATCCCAATTGGTTGCAACAGTTCTTCGATTTACTTCTTCAAATCGAACTTCAATATCTTCTTTATAATCTAAACCTAAATCAGCAGTTTGCCCAACTTTAACCGCATCCCTAACCATCTTTTCAATCTTATCAAACTGCCCACTTTTAAGCAATTCAACTGAATTAAGAATTACATTTTTAAAGTTTTGATTTTTACAAAATATTACAAATTCTGATTTAACCCATTCCTTATCAGTATGCTGCATATTCTGATAAACTACTTTAAGTTGCCCTAATACATTTTGTTGTAAAGTGTTATCAGAAATTTTTTGAACTTCAGTTTTAAAATAATCAGTTGTAGGGGTATTTTTATATTTGTGAAAATACTTTTTTGTTAAATCTACAATCCACTTATTTGTATCTGCTTCAAAATATTTTGTTTCTAATATATCAGATACTTGCTCTAAAAAAGGTCTATCAACGATTAAATTCGCAACTACCTTTGTTTGATAGCTTTGTCCATACTTTGATAGATTATCTACATTTTGACTCATAAAACAAATATATTGTATATTTTTTTATTTTCCAAATTATTTAAGAATAAGATTTCCAAATGAACTTCTTAACCAATCATTTACATCAATCCAATTTTGCAATATCTTATATTTCATTCCCAATCCTATGAATTTCATTTTATCCAATGATTCAACTTCTTCTCTAAATCGTTCCACAATTTTTAATTTAGTAGTTCCGCTTATATCAGGATTATCTAATTGCATTAAATTAAAGTTTCTCTCAATAATTTTTTTACTATCTATAATAGTTTGAAAAACTTTGTATTTATCTTTCTCTGCTTCAGCAGCATTCAATAGTTCATCAATGGTAACTCTTTTATTTCTTTCAAATAGAGGTAATCTTTTTTGAAGTGTTTTTAAACCACACCCTTTTACTCCATCAATATTATCTGATTTATCACCATCTAAAACTCTATACCAAATAAAGTTTTCAGGATGAAAACCGTACAATTCAACCAATCTTTCTTTTGTGATCTTTTCTTTTTTAAGGGGATTCCAAACATTAATATTATCCGATACTAATTGCAAAAAATCTTTATCAGATGAAAGTATTAATCCATTTTCTTCTTCAGTTAAAACTTGCTTAGATAAATACCCAATTACATCATCGGCTTCAATATTATCAAACACCATAGTTGTGATTGGTAAAATACTTAAAATATTACCTAACCAACTTATCTGCCTTTTCAAACTAATTTGCTCATCTTCTTCACTCATCATATCATCATATTGGCGATTGACTCTGAATTTAACTTTTCTATCGGCTTTGTAATTTGAAAAAGTTTGTCTTCTCTTTTGAGAACCACCTTTACCATCAAAAACTACTATTACTCTAGTTGGATTCTCATTACGAATTACCATTCCTAATGATTTTAAAAATCCTAACTCCTCCCACATGCTCACCATCCTCATTCATTGTGGGATTTGTACTCCAACATCTAAAGAATGTATTAAGACCATCTACAAATAAAACTTTTGAATTACGGGTTCTAACAATTGAATGTTCTTTATTTATTTCATTTAATAAACTTTTATATTTCTGATTCATATGAAATTATGTTTTATTTCTTCGGCAATTTTATCTATCACATCACGAGTAAAATGATGAAATTCATACCCATCTTCTTCATAATAAAATTGACTTTGTTTTAATGTATTACCTTCTCCGAATTTTAAAATATGTTCCGTTAAATTGATTTCTTTTAAAAGAGAAGTTAAACTTACAGAGTCTCCATTATAATCCATATTTAAATTTTCTAATAAAATAAGTTTAAAATTAACTTCGGTTGAATTTAAAAAATTTATAATATGCTTTAATTGAATAAAAAATTTATAATAAAAATCAAATAAATTTAATTGAATATTTTCTACAAAAGTATTAAATGATTTAATTTGTTTTTCAGTTAATTTACTATGCAATCCATTATGATAATACTGAGGATGAAGAAAAAAATTATCAGTAAGTGAGTACAAACTCAATTCGTGCAAATTTAATTCTTTATTTTCCCTCAAATCAATATATGAGAATCTATCTAAAAAAGATAATTGAAAAATTATACAATCACCCTTTTTATATTCAGATAGAAATCTTAATAGATTGGAAAAAATATCTGAATTACCTAATCCAGAAATGGATAAATTTTTTTGCTCTAATGTTAGATGATTAGCAACATCATTATAAATAGAGAGAGGAGTCTTTCCCCCCTCTCTATTATACGTTGAATATGAATCACCAAATATCCATAAGTTATTCATTATTCTACTTCATTCGGCAATGAACCATCAACTTCCATATTCTCAATATCATAAGTGTCTTTCTTATATTGAAGAATTGTAAGTTCACAAATTTTCTTATAAATCTGCTCTCTCAATTCAACATTATCCATCATCATCTTAATGAAATCTTTTGATTGGAATTTGATTACTTCACCGGTGTCAGTATCAGTATATTCATACCAAGCACCACCTTGTTTAACTAATTTGTTTTCCTTCATTACTGTCAGCCAACTTCCATAGTTATCAATACCTCTATCAAAGAAGATATCGAAATCAGCGGAACGCAATGGTGGCCCTAATCGATTTTTAACAACTTGTGCTCTAACTGATATACCTACCACTTTATCATTACCACCAACTTTCATTTTAATTTGACCAACGTTCTTTAATCTTAAACGAATCGAAGCGTGGAATGCCAAAGCCTTACCACCACTCGTTGTCCAAGGGTCACCGAACATTACTCCTAATTTCTGTCTTAATTGGTTTGTAAAGATAACTGCGATTTTCTGTCTACCAATAGTGTTGGTAATCTTTCTCATCGCCTTTGAAATGATAATTGCCTTATCAGTTGCGTAACCATCTTTATCATAATCCGCTTCCATCTCTTTTTTAGTAGAAGCCGCTGCTACTGAATCCACAACAATTGTTACCAATTTTTGTGCATCCTTTTCTCTAACCTTTTCAATAATAGTTTCTATTGTTTCAAATATATCTTCAACTGTATCTACACTTACATATAGAAGTTTGGATACATCTACTCCAATTGCATCAAAGAATTCTCTACTTACCGCAGTTTCAGTATCAATCAATACTGCAATACCACCTTGCTTTTGAGTTTCCGATAAAAGATGGGCAGAGAGTAAAGATTTACCACTCTGTTCCAATCCGGTTATTTCGGTAATTCTTCCAACAGGAATACCACCATATGGTCGGTTAGAAATAGCAACATCTAACATAGCAGCTCCGGTAGAAATCCAACCATTTACATTGGTAGGAGCCCCTTCGGAATCATCATCTAAATAAAAGGCGATTTTCTGGTCTTTTTGTTTTTTGTTCAGACTATCGACCAAAATGTCTGCTAAATCGGTTTTTGCCATAATCTATATTATTTGAATAAATCTTCGAATGCATCTGCTACTTGTTGAGTAGTTTTAGCTACCGATGGTTTTTCATCATTCCATGGTAAATCAGATGTTTTTGGTTGTGCCTTTGTTTTATCTGTTACTTCATCTAATTGATGAGGTGTAGAATCAAAATCAAACGAATCAGCTACTGATTGTTCGGTTTTAGCAACAACTGTCTCCTGAGTTGCAGAAGTTTCAGTATCATCGGTTGTGTTTCCACTTAACCAATTTTCTAAAATCTTCTTCAATTCATCGTAAGATAATTCAGAATAAATAGTTGTAATGTCTTTTTGATTTTCCAACAACTCTCTGATTTTAGAATCTTCGTCGTGCAATTTAGTAGAGTTAGGTTTTACTCTAATAGTTGTTGTTGGATAAGATGCCCCTCCCTCTGGTGCAGTATAATCTACTACAATATCTCTACCATTAAGTGGGTGAGATAAATCACCATAATCAGGGTCTGCAAAATAACCTAATAACTCTTGATAAACGGTTTTACCAAATCCCCAAAACTTAACTCCCTCATGCTCCAATCCTCTTACGATTACTGGTACAAAAGTTCTCAATTTTGGCTCCATCTTTTTAGCCTCACGGTAATCTTCTTTACCACCCATTCTTTTGAGTTTGTCTGCAAACTCTACGATTGGGTCAGGTCTTCCGAAAGAAGCTGGTGAAAGATAGGATTTGTTGTTGATGTTGTAGTGAAAATACAATTCAATAAAAGGAATTTCCTTGTTGAATTTGTAAGGCACTAATCTTAATTGGTGTTTTCCGACTGAAGGTTTCCATAGACTGTCGGCGGTCTTTTGAGTGCCTTGCAATTTGTTAAGGCGAGCTCTGATTGCATCAATGTTTGTTGACATAATTTATAGTTTTTAAAATTTAAAATTTAAGTTTATGCGTTTACAAATATAAATACTCGTAAATCAAAAACTTAGAACAAATATATGAAATATCTTTCTAAGTTCCAAATGTTTTTAATATTTTTTTACAGAATATTTTTTCGTATTCTTACGATTCTCTTTTACCCCCCTGTACTTATCGGCTAACCTTTTTTGTTCATTGATTTTAGCCAATACCCAATAACCATCAATGTGGTTATCATAAACCTCTTCCCATAAGGTAAGGTTTTCGGAGTAAGAATGTGGTTGAGATTGGGCCCACTTTTTAGCGGCATTAAAACCCTGTGGGGTTGCAGGGAATTCTCCTTCTTTAAAAGGAAAAACCCAATTAATTAATTTTTGTAACAGGCGTGTCATATAAGATGGAGATGTGGAAAGTCACCTATAAATATATACAAATATATAAAAACAAATAATTATTTTTTAAAATTTACAAGTCAAAATATTCAACTTCAATACCGGCTTCTTTAAACATCTGCTCACTTCTTTTTGCTGAATCTTTCCATATATCAGGCCACTCTTTATTACTTTTACTAAACACTACTTTTTTAATACCGGCATTTATGATACCTCTTGCACAATCTGCACAACTCATATCGCAGGTCATGTACATTGTAGTTCCCAATGTTGATACCCCTATTCGGGCCGCATTATAAATAGCGTTTCTCTCAGCGTGTTCAAACCAAAAGTATTTTTCGGGTCTTTCTTGTCTTTCAGCTACATTATCATCTATACCTCTTGGAAATGAGTTATAGCCAGTTGAAACAATTTCGTTATTCTTACCAACTATAACCACTCCGATTTGAGTTTTTTGGTCTTTTGATTTTAGTTTGACCTGATGTGCTATATTGATAAAGTATTCAGTCCAATTCATATCCCAATTACTAGTTCCCACTTAAGATACCCAATGATAAGTTCTAAATTACCATTAAGTGTTCGTGTATGAGTCATTTTAATGTATGGAAGAAAATATATTTGCCCCCACACTTCACATAAAGTTATTTTCATTATTTTGCCCATTTACCTCTTTGTACCAATTGTGCAATTACACCATATACTGAAAGATCTTCGTAAATAGATTCACCTACTTCATCAGGCTGCCCTAATACTATTAATTGTTTTAATCTTTGAACTTTATCATTGATTCTGAACCAAAGACCTGTAAGTGAAAGTTTGATATCATCCTTTGATTCCAATGCAGTCCCTACTGAAATGTTACCAGGCCCATAGTTCCTCTGCTTTTTACAAAAGGTAACATACATCTCATCTAAAATTTTCTTAAATTCTTCGGTTGTCTGTGGATAAACTCTTTCACAATAAGTCACTGCATTTTCCTGCAATAATTCACCAATTGATACTTCTTCTTTCATATATGTTTTTGTTTTCACAAACATACGAAAAAATACTCAGTTATCCAAATTATTTTTTACACTTTACTATGTAAGTTGAAAAAGATACGTTTATACCCGCTTTTCTCTTTCCACTTGCATCACCTTTGATTTTTAATTCTCCTGGATTTGGATTAAATTTAACACAACATTTTTCATTTATACCATCCAAAACTTCCATTGAAATTCTAGTTCGTGCACCCGTTCCACTTTCTATAAATCTAACATTACCAAAATTATTTGATTTAACATCTGCATTAAACATCATCTCAAATAACATCCCAGTCTTATTATATAATGCCAATCCTCTATCGAATTCAGAATCCATTTCCTCTTCACCTAAACTTTTTTGATATGATTTTTTAGCCTGTTGATATGCAGATTTCTCTCCTTCAGTTGCTTTCTTTTCTACATCAGAAACCATACTTTCCGCCTCCTCAGAAGATTTACCCTGCCCAATTAAAATTTCTATCATATGGGCTCTCTGTGCTTTATAATCCTCCTCCGCTTTATCAACTGCCTCTTTTGAAGGTGGGTAATCCCCATAAATAGCGTTGTAGCTACTCATCATTGAATTTAATACTTCTTTTGTTTTTTCGTTATTAAATGTACTACCATCAGTCTTAGAAGGCCCAGCACTTGCACCACCCTTACCTAACTTAATACTCTCAGCTTCACTATCAATAAATGAAATACTATTTGCAGAGTATTCATTAGCATAAAATTCTGCTAATTGTTCAGGAGTTGCATTTTGAGGTGGGGTTTTCTGTTCGTTAAATGAAACGATATCAACAGTTGGGAAATTTGATGAAGAGGGTAGAAATGCCTGATTACCTTTTCCAACTTCATTCATAAATACCAAAACTTCCGCTATATCAGGGCCACCTGAAGCTATATCCTTATCTCTTCTTATGTTTTGTAATACATTTGTAATTTTATTCAAATATTCTTCAGCTGCTCTTTCTTTTTCTTCCGAACTCATAGAATCCCAATTTGGATTATTTATAGGTGCGGATTTTTCTATCTCATCTAAGCTGTTAAATAAATCTGCATATTTTTCTAGAATTTCTTCTTCGGATAATCCCGAATATTTTTTTATAGCCTTTAATATACTTTTTCTAGTTTTATCTATTGTATTCTTAAGAGTTTTTCTTCTATTATCATTTGTATCAGTTGGGCCATAATCCACAACTTCCATTTCACCATCTTTTGCCAGTTTATCAACCATTGCATTTCCTCTTTCAATTGCAGCAATTACTTTTCTAGCTTCTTCGTTTGCCTCCTCTTCGGAAGAACCTTGTCTGATAAATTGTTCTATTAAATTTCGATGTTCTACTAAAGTTTGCTTATCTGGCACCGGTCTCTTAGTATAAGTAACTCCCTCTACCGTTACACTATTTCCATCTTCAGAAACATCAAATTTTACTTTTTTTCGTTTTTTATTGGATTTATTAGCTGTCCAATCTTTTTTATTTACAAACGCTCCTGTTTGAGTTGTAACAGATAATCCGTATTTGTTCATCACAGTATCATTCCATTCATCTGATTTATCATCCATATCTTCAACTTTATCAGATATACCCATTACAATTTTTTGCCTAGAATTAGATTTAAAATCTCCTTCTGTTTTAGCTATGTAAAGACCAATATCGTTTCCTCCACCAACTCTAACCGCTAACCATTTATTTGCAATCTCTAAATTAGCAGGGTTTACATCTTCTCCTTTAAGAATTTTAGCAACAGTATCCTTTAATATTTGTTTAGTTTCCTCATCTGCATCCGAATTATCAATGTGTTTACTCGCTTCTTTTACACGAGATGAGATTACCCCATCACGTATCTGTAAATTTTTTCTTGCAGTTGCTACATCTACATTAGGCGTTTCTTCTTCTTTAGCAGCATCAGTTGCAACTTCTATATCATTCTTTGGAATTTCTTTGAATACCCCCTGTTCTCCACCATCTACAGTAGCTTGAATATTTTCTTTGAATAGTAAATTCCACCACTTTTTGGTATCTATTTCAATTACATTATTAACAACCGTTTCTACTCTGATATATTTTGCATCCCCATTTGGTGAATCAGAATAATATCCATTTCCTATATGATATAATTTCTTTCCGCTATCAGTAGTTGCCTTAACTCCTATTTCATCATCTGTTACTTTTGGTTGTTCTTTTGGCCCTTCACCATCATTAGCATCCGCTTTCTTTGCAGCGATACCTTGCTCTTCTGCAAATTGATTACACATTGGGATAGCATCTTTAATATCCATATCCACAACGATAACTTTCATATTAGCAGGTTTGCCAGCTTTGATAGCAGCAGATGTAACCGCTGCCCATCTATGATGACCATCGATTACGAATCCATCTCTACTTACATAAATTGGTGCAGTAATACCAGGATTATTAGGGTCTTCTTCTAAGGCCTTTGTCATTCCTGCCACTTTACTTCCAACTAATTCACTTTGAGTTGCCTTTAATTTATCTGAGGGTAATTCTGTTTCAACAGTTTTAATACCTTTCTCTTTTAACATTTTTTTGAAAAGGGGTTCGGTATCCACTTCACCTTTACTATCCTTTGGTAGGTCTTCAGCCGGTGTTCCAGGTAATGGTTTGCCTTTGAATTGTGGCATTTCTTCTCTAGGAATACCTTGATTATCATCACAATATAAGTTAGTTCCAGGTACGGTGATTTGGCAAAGGTTAAAATCTTCTCCTTTAGAAGCCTTATCTGCCAACTCATCAATCTTCATAGATATTTCTTCTTTTTTATCAGAAGGTATTTTATCTAAATCAGATTCTTTATTAAATACTTCTTTATCAGCTTCAGGCAATTCTTTTTGTAAGTTTCTTAAAGATTGAGGTTTGAATGAATCCGTTTTCTTTTTATTTCTTTCTCTCCACATTCCAACGTGGGAATTACCCATTGTTGCAATAACGGTATAACCTTTTTCTTCAGCCTCTTTTATTTTTCTATCCAACTCTTGTTGTCTATAATCATTAAATGCCTTTTGACCTTTGGATAAATCGGTTTCCCCATAGTTCTGGTCATCTCTATAATTAAGTTGATAAAGGTCTTCTTTTTGTTCTAATGAAAGATTATTCCAATCTACATCACCCTCAAACTCTTTACTTCCACCTTTTCCCGCTTCACCCTTAATCCATTCTTTTGTTTCTTCAGTAAGGTAATCTTCTGCATCTAAATCATCGCCCTGTCCAACCATATTCGTCCAAACCGATGCCATTGCTTTTTCCTTATCACCTCCAAATGATTTGGCAACTTCATCAAATATGGGTGAATCCGAATTTCTAACATCCCCATTCTCATCCCAACTTTCTTCTTTTCCATTTTCGAAATGCTCTAAACACGCATCTCTAATTTCAGCTTGCTCTCCTACAAATTCAATCTTACCATTATCATCCAATCCTACTCCACCTTCTCCTACGAACACTACTTTTGCATCCTTTGGTAATGATTTTATCTTTTCAATTGTATTTTTTGTACTTTCATTCCCTTCTCCATGTTCAACTCCTATAAGAATAGAGCCATTTTCAGTTATTTCAGCATCTAACTGATTCCCCTCACTATCTTTCTGACCTCTTAAATCTTCAGCAATTTCATTATTTTTTTTTGATACTTCTTTTTTCAAATTAGATTGATACTCAGGATCATCTTTTTGTTGAGCCTTTAAAATATCATTCTTTCTTTTAAATGAACCCGCTATAGCAATATCTTTTGAAGATGCATTAGGGTCTTTTAATATTTTATCGAAATCAGTTTTAGGATCGGGTTTATTCTCATCTTCTATCTTCTTTTCTTTTTTTTGTAATTCATCTTCTGCAGTTTTAATAAGAGCATCCTGATTAGTATCACCTGTATTACTACTTTCAAATTCATCTTTTTCTTCAGGTGTTATAGGTCTTAAATTACCACCATCGTTTTTGAACTCAGCCTCACCACCCTGCTTAGAAGAATAGATTCCTCCTCCTAAATGGAATTTACCTGGAAATTGTTGAGATTCTCCCTCACTTTCTTTAATTATATAGGCTGATAATATTTCATCTAAAGAAATGCTTTCAGATTGAGCAATAGTATTTTTTAAATTATAACTATCTACCATTTTATCCATCAATTCAGAGCTTATTTCTAACTTTTCTAATCCTTCTGCAATTTTTTCTGCAAAATCCATTAATACTCTTTCCTCATCATTCATATCAGCAAATATTGATGCTCTAGCTGCTCCAACTGCAATAGTTTCAGCAACAACGTGGGGAACAAACTCAATAGCGACATGTTTTGCAAATGCACCAATTCCTGCCCCAACTCCACCTAATGCGGCTCCTGTTAAAGCAGTTGTGGCAACTTTAATACCAACTTTTATCAAAGCCTTTTTATCTTCTTTTTCTAATTTTTGTCCACTAAAAAATTTACCCGCAGCACCAGCCGCAGTTTTAAATAATTTTACTTCATGCTGAAACCCATGCTTAATAGCCTGCCCCGCTCCTTTAACTTTATCTCTTAATGCTTCTGCAAAAGTTCTTCTTGTTTCTGAACCAGATTTATCTTGTCCCTTATCGAAAAATTGTTTTTCTTTTTCAGTCCAACTTTGAATTTTAGTCTGATATGGTAATTGAACTTTTGGTGGAAGTGGCGGCGGAGGTGGCGGCACAGCACCGCTCATCTTCTTAGGAAGTGGTGGAGGTGGTGGAGGAACGGCACCTTTTGGTTTTACACCAGGAGGTAGTTTTAGAGCGGGCTTAGCTTTTACTCCAGGAGGTACTTTTAGAGCGGGCTTACTTCCCCCTGCTCCTCCTTTACTTGCTTTAAATTTTTCTTTTTCATCAGGAGTCACTGGTCTTAGGTTTCCTCCATCATTCTTAAATTCTGCTTCACCTCCCTGTTTAGATGAATAGTACCCTGCTCCTAAATGATATTTGCCAGGGG